ATGATGAAATCACCAACGAGTCTGAAGAAACTCGTATTGACTCTGAAATGAAAGCAAATAGAGAAAAATTACAATCGCTAACTGGTGGTGAACCAGAACAAGAAGAAGGTAAGGAAGAGTAATGTCAGATCAATCATACGACAAAGTTAGGCAACAGATTAAAAATCTAGGCTTAAAACATAAAGGTGGTGGGTCATACGAAAAAGATGGCAAATACTTTGGTCGTGTGACAAAGCAAGGCGGTCAATTTATACTTAAAAAAGCAGGTGAAACTGTAAAGAGTGCAGCAAAAGGTGTTCAAGGTTTCTTTGATAAAGTTATACAATTTGGTGCAACTATTTTGATAGGACAGTTAATCACTGCTTTACCTGGTTTGATTGAAAAATTTAAAGAATGGAAGGAGAATAATAAAATGTTGATTAATGGTGTG